TCTTCATGGGCCGAATGGACGAGTCCTTGTTCCGGATTGCCTTCTCGTATAGGCCGCAGGCGTCTGTGGTAGGCATCACAAACCGCGCATTTCGTAAGCTGGACGCCCAGGGCTGGAAGATGGTCCTGCAAGTCCACGACTTCGTTGGTATCGAATATCCCCTAGAGCGCAAGGCCGAATGTTATCGGGCTCTTCAAGATGCATTCGATATCCCACTCACGTTGAATGGTAAGACCTTTACGATCCCCCTGGATATAAAGGCCGGACCTAACTGGCGCGATATGAAACCGGTGGTGGCGGATGAGCTGGCTGAATCAGTATATGGAGTACACTCACCAGCACGAGTCGCCAGCGATGTTCCATCTGTGGAGCGGACTGACGATCATCTCGGCTCTGCTGGGCCGGAAGTCGTACATTGATAAAGGATACTATCGCCTTTACCCGAACCTGTTCACGATCTTGGTGGCCGGTTCGGCACGATGCCGAAAGTCAACGAGCATCTCCATCGCCAATGGTACACTCCGCGATATAACAGACATCAGAATTGTCGATGGAAAAACATCGTCCGAGAAGTTCGTTCACGCTCACGTGATACCAGCAAATGCAGAGCAGCAGACGACTTTTGTCCAGGCGGACGAGTTGTCTGTCTTCTTGACCAGAGATCAACAGGGCGATAAGCTTATCGATACCCTGACTAAGTTCTTCGATTCCCCGCCGACGTTCACGTGGGACACGTTCAAGCATGGTAAGCTCTCCATGCGTGACATCTACGTGGTCGTCCTGGCAGCGACTACGCCGGATACTCTCGACAAAGTGCTTCCAGATACTGCTTTTGGCGGCGGCTTCACGAGCCGCGTCCTCCTCGTCTACCAGTCCGACACCGAGAAACCGCGCCGAGATTTCCAGCAGCTCTCCCCTGAGGACATACGTAACCTCGAGAGTTTGAGGCAAGGGGCGACTTATATCATGCTTCATGGCGGTGAATTTCGGCTGGATGTTGCTGCCCGGAAAATCTATGATGAGTGGTACGAAAGTATCAAACCTCCCGAGGACAAACGGATGGACGGCTTCGTCGGTCGAAAACACGATCATGCGCTTCGTGTCTCCATGAGTCTCTGTGGAGCCGAGATGAACGGTTCGAACATAGTCTTAGGGAATCATATTGGCGCGGCCATCAATCTAGTTGAGGGACTGGAAGCCCAACTGCCAGGTGCCCTCGACGGCGTAGGTTCCAATAATGCGAGTCTCGCCGTTATGAATCAGGTAGGTCGTATTCTCGCACATCACTCGAAAATGCATCATAGTGATTTGCTGAGGAAAGTCGCACAGTACGCTAACGCAGCAGAGTTCAGGGCGGTGATGGACACCCTCACACAAGCCGGTATGGTTGGCCGCGATAAAGATCATCCTAATATATATGTGTGGTTGGGTCGCGGATTCAGGGATTAACCCTACGAGACTTCAGATTTTCTGAAATGTCATAGGAGATTTCTCATGGCGCGCATAGACTTTAGCATGATCGGTTACGACGCCGAAGGCGAACCACAATATGGACTAAGGGAGACGGTGGGGATGTCGAGAGTTATCCATACGACGAGAAGGCAGCCGCTACTCCAAGAGATATCGGAGCTCGTTGGGTACACCAAGCGGCTAGTGCATGTTATCCCTTGCGACTCGGTACAACTGTTAGGTGTCCAGTGGCAAGGGACCACCCGGGTTCGCTATCGTGCTGTCAACATTAACTCGATGGAAGTGGTGAAGTTGCCCGAGCGCGAAGGCGCAATCGTTCGGTTGAACCTTACATTGGCTGTAGCCGCAGCTACCGTTCAGGATGGCCGCGAGGTGCCACTCACTATCTATCTGCGACCAGAGAACGTGCGCGCCACATGGACGGATCTCGCTCCAGAAGATCTCTCCTGGCCGGAGAAGGTTGTCCTTGCAGCGACGAAGCAATTCCGCTCTAACATTCGGATAGTCGAAGTTCACAATATCTGTGCTCTAGGTGAGGTGGAATATGAGGTGGCTAAGCACAGACTGATCGAGCGTGGTCTACTCGACACGAAGGGCGCAATCACGTTGATCGGACTCAACGCAATCGGCTCTACAACTCTTGAGGAATTAGCACCGGACCCCAAGTAGTTCCACAGCCCTCACAGACGACCGATTCCACCATCGTGAACTTATGGAGTAGTGCCCCACAGGCACACCTGTGGAGTAGAGCCGATCGCTTTCCTAGGATGTTAGAATCCTTTGATATCTTTGCTGGCTCCATAGCCCCGTATCCCTGTAGGTTTGGTGCTGCGTGTGATACTAGAGTATCTGGAGATAGCCTTTAAAGGCGTTGGTTCCTTTCTTGCAGCCATGAGGTCTTGACCCATCCCGGACATGGGTACGAACGGTGCCACGACGTTTCGGAACACCTCACTAGCCTTGGGCGGCCGACCCTCGGCAGCGCTCTTTATCTGCTGACCTCCAGTTATCATGCTACTCACAATCGGCGCACCGGTATAAACCACGTGGGACAGCATAGACCATCCGAGGGTATCGGTTAGGTGCGCTTCGTGGTTCACGAACTTAGCAGCCCCGTAGAACGCACCTACCATAGCTGCGTTCCCTGCTATGAATCGACTATAGTCCCGAGCAACTTCGTACCACGTTCCGTTTGCGCCCCGATTGGCCATGTTGGCAAGGTACTCGCCATACTGCGCCGGCCAGACACCGAACGCTCCGATGGACTTGCCCATACCAGTGAATGCTCTCGGACGCTCTAACGCTGAGTACATGAACTGGGTGTTGTCGACCATCATCTGTGCGCCGCGATCCGCAGCACCGGCGGCATCACCCCGTTTCATCAGATCCAGGACGATGTTAGCTTCCGGTTGCGAGTACCGGCCAACACCGGATTTGGTAAGGAACGCGTCGGTGTTGTCTCCAAACTTCTCCGCAGCCCATAGGATCTTAGCGCGCGTGCCCAGGTATACCGGACCCCGAGCCAACAGATCAGCATGCCCAAAGGGTGCCATGAACTTGGCTACAGTCTGATCAACGTAGTTTCCAAGCTTGGTCTTGCCGGCGGCATCCAGCTCCCGCATGATGCTCTCAGAGGCAACCCCAGAGCTTTCTACAGCAGCACGACCTTCCGCCGAAGCCATCTGCCGATAGCCCTCGGCCAGCCACGAGAAGCCCATCGGCCCCAGCGCCGTCTGGATCGGGTGGAGCAGTCGTCGAATGATTGGTCCGGGTCGACCAGCTAGCATCGCCGCGTACTGTGTCGAAACCATTCGGTTGGCTATCCCGTCGCCATCTATCGTCCAGCCAAACTTGTCACCTATGTGAGTAATAGATGCACCGAGAGCCTTGGAGAGACGATCGGGAGTGCCATCCAAAACGCTGGTGTAGTAGTTGACAGCCTGCTTTATCGCGTCGGGTGCGTCTAGGTTAGCTGAGTACTTCTCCTTGAGGTTACGAACAACGGGGGCAGCTTCCGACTCGAATGCGCCCATCTTGGTGATTTGCTGCATCATCCGAGGCAGATCGCTGGTCTCGAGGTTCACCGATCCCTTGAGCAACGCATCTTGGAATGGCGCCCACTTCTCCTGCTTTAAAGTATCCTGAGCGTTCTGATCTAGCGCCGGTAGGTACTCGCTGAACAGATCGTGGGATGTAATACCGAAAGGCTCCAACGCTCTGTCGGCTACGTCGGTAACGGTACTCATCTTCGCGCGGAGCTTGGGCTGCAAGCTCCCACCGTCGGCCCCGCCGATCGAATCCTGAATCATGGCCTGCCAGTCCCCGCGATCTGTACCTCTTAGGGCTTTGGTAGACGCGTTAGACATTGTCTTGCTGGACGCTTGGAACTTTCGGTTAGCTTGGCTCAGCTGATCGTAGTCTTGGTAGACCGGGAAGCCCGTATCCTTCTCCAATCGGATGAAGTACCCCTTGGTCCGGCCTACGTACCGCATGATACCCTTCTGGGTAAGCGGGCTAGGATCGTCGAATTCCCCGTTACCAGGGATATCGTGGATAGGCTCATTGGCCTGTTGAGCCAAATCCGCCATGCCGCCATCTTCCTCTAGAAGCGGCTGGCCAGGTGTCACGGACTCGAGGGGCGGTATGTCCTTGCTGGGTTGAGCCTCGAAGATACCTGGCCGCTGCTGCTCCATCCAGGTATCCATCACAGCCTGTTTGTTCTGCTGCTTTCGGCTAGATAGGCTTAGGCCAGTAGGTCGCTGAACTGGTGTCTGGCCGACCTTCGTCTCTCCGCCACCAGTCGTAACAGCCGAAGCCTGTAGCGCCGCAGCGGGATCGGTAGGTCCAACCTCGGGCCTAGGCGGGCCAGCTATCTCGGGATATATCTCCTGTCGGGGGATAGGTTTACCGTACTCATCGACCAGTGAAGGCGCCGGGATCTCGGTAGGTACACCATCCGGCCCGTGCGTCGGGGCGTCAGGCTTGGTCAAGACACTTACATGCTCCTCGATCTGAGGAACACCCGAGATCTCTTTGACCGCCTGTGCCTTGACTCCTGCCAGGTTATGAACAGCTTGGAGGCCGCCAGCGGTCAAGAACGCTATAGCATTCTGACCGGCGCTGTTAACCTCTCCGGTCTCAGCCATGCTGATAGCGTTACTGCTAACTACCCCGAGTGTGCCGGACTTAGCCACGGCAGTTAGGATCGCGTCGCCCATCGGAATACCCGCAAAGGCGGCGTCGCTCCCTCCTTCCGCGAGAGTTCGCCAGGGGTTGTATTCCTTGCGCTCCCCCCGATGCTTTTCCATAGCCTGGCCGGCTATATCACCTACGAAACCACCAAGAGCAGCACCGGTAGCTATCCCCGCGGGACCTCCTGGGATACCCGCTATGCCTCCAAGGATTGGACCGGCTGTCCTAGCGATGGTCGGCGCGTATTCGACAGCCTTCTGTCCAAGGTCGGACAGACCCATGTATTCGTCGCCGCCAGCATCCGGTGGTTTAGCACCAGCCTTCTGTTGCTGGTCGATGACATCATGGACGTGGTTAGTCATCTCGGGGGTAGGGTTATCTCCGAGATCTACCTTGCTGCCATCTGGTAGAGCAACAATCATTTACTGCCTCGGATGAGCCTTCTGGAAGTCTTCGTAAGACATAGTTCCACCAGTTGTGTCTGGTGCGGCTCCAGCCGGCTTCTTTTTCTTGAGTGCTGCGCTTACCGCTCCGACCAGTGCTGGGCTGACACCCGGGATAGATGCGATGAGCGGTTGGAGCAACGAGGGCTTCGAGTCCGTGGATGTGTAACCGTAGGCCGAGTTGGCCTTGTTTAGCGCCCACTCCGCCCAGCCACCTTCACCGCTCATTGTACCTAGAGCGTTGATGGAGTCTTCATCGAAGCCGCCCTGCCGCATCAGGTTGGGTATTTCCTTGTTGAGCATCGTTTCCATATGAGTTTGGGCGTCGCCACCGATAGTCTTGGCCATTCGGTACGAGTCCGTGAGGAGCTTCATCTGCTTAGCAGCCGTGTTGATACCTTTATCGGCGAGCAGCGTATCCATCCTGGTGTTGGCCGCATCCAATCGGGCCTTATTAGCTGCTATTGAGGCACTGCTGGCCGCGACGGATGCCGCTTTAGTCTGCGTGTCAGAGATGGTCTTTGCGTCTTTGTTCGACAGCTTCGTCGGCATGACCTCATTTGGGTACGTCGAGTACCACTGAGGCTCCGTCATCAGCGTGTTGCTCTTTGGATCTAGCACGTATGGAGATGGAAGCCCATCGGTCTTTGTCGATGCTTCGATCTTACCCCTGTTAGCCAACGCCTGTCTTGCCATTCCACCAGCGTTGGCTAACTCCTGCTTGTTTAAGCCGTACTGCCCGGTAAGAATCGTGTTCTGGATCTTGGTATCGTTATCCGCTGCGGCCTTAGCAGCGTCACCTGCGATCTTCTCCCGATCAGTAGCATCCTTCATCTTTTGAAGCTGTAGATCGTTAGCCGCCTTGAAGGGATCTTGCTCCTTCTCTGCTATCCCCGCAATGACCTTGCCAGCCTGTGGATCATCCCCGAGCAGCTTGATCGTTGATCGCTTGATTACAGTATCCAGGTCCGGGGTGATCTTGACGTTGCCCTGTTCGTCAGTAGGCAACGGCACACCAAGGATACCTGGCAACTTGTTCTTGGCCTCTTGTGGCAGGTTGTCCATGCCACCGGACATCGCGCCAGCCATCGTCATGGACGCCAGATCACTCTTTTGCTTTTGAGCTTTGAGGTCCTGGTACTGAGTAACGATGTCCATGATGTTCTTGCCGGCGCTACCGATGGTTTCCTGCAACATCTTGGCCCGCATTTGCGTAGCCTCGGCACGCTCGAGCGCTGGCTTCGCTGGATCGAGGACAATGGTCTCGGGAGTACCGGCCATCACTCACCTCACTGTTGCGTAACGACGGAGCCCGGCGGCGAGAACGTCGAGGACCAGTTGAGCATCTTGTCCATCATCTCCGGTGGGCTGGTGCCCATCAGATAGTTTTGCCAGGCCGTTTGAGCTGCCTGCTGCTGAATGTTGCCGCGGCTAGCACCAACGCCCTGCAGGACCTGCATAGTTCCGCCAAGCTCCTGCATCCGCTGCTGGTTCAGGTTTGTCATCGCGGTGATACCCTGAGCCGATAGGTCCGTTAGACCTTTCCGGCGCATATCCGCAGAGGCAGTCGTGAGGTCCGATGTGTAACGGCCACCTCGAGCCCCGTACGCTTCGGTGAGGTCAGCCGTCTGCTTGTCGAGCTCTCGCTCCATCAGATCCTTGTAGGTACCGAACTGCTCCTGATAGGATGGTAGCGGCATCGCGTTTAAGCGAGACAGATTTGCCGTGGCGGCGTCGCCGGCAGTCGTTAGCTCCTTCGGCATTGGCAGTTCATAGTTCGATACGAACTTGCTGTACCAGTCCGGATCCTGTGTCGCAGCCGGCGGGGGCTTCGGTGCGATAGGGGCTCCGCCTGGTGTCGCCGCTGGCGCCCCAGGTCGAACTGGGGTGATCCCATACTGCTGGGTCATGCCGGCCCAGTTCTGACCCCGCTTGGACGCAGCCGCCTTGCCAGTTTCGAGGCCACCCAACTGCTTGGTGATGTTCGGATGCGCCGCCATATATTGGCTAAAGGCATCCTGGCCACCTGAGATGGCGCCCGTAAAGGCTGTTCGGCCCTTCTTACCGAGGCCGAGGCCTAGCCCTAAACCCTTTGCCATGTTACTTCCCCGGAGGCGGGAAGCCACCGCCACCCGATGCTAGCTTGGTCTGAACCTTGCCCAGCTTGGTGCCGATATTGCTGAGCCTTGTGTTGATCGCTGCGCTACCGGCCACGCCGGAGGTCTGACCCCGCGCCTGCAAGTTCTTCTGGCGGGCGGTGAGCATACCGAGCTGGGCCAGCGGTCCAGTTGCACCGCCACGAGCCCGCTCCTGACCAAGGAACACCTGCTGCGCCGGGGTCAGTTCGGTCTGGCTCTTGTCCACGAACGGAGTCTTCAGCCCAGTATGCGGATCAACGATCCCTAGCTGTGCGGCCTCCGCTGGGGTGAAGCCCGTATCCGTGATTGGATACTTGGCCGTTCCGCCAGAGGCAGCGAACTCCTGCAAGCTCGGGCGCGTCGAGGTTGCGTTCTCGGCGAGAAGGCGAGCGCTGTAGGACTGAAGGCCCCGCGTGGGACCGAAGCCCTTCAACTGCTTCTCTGTGAAGCCGCCTCCGCCTCCACTTCCCTTACTACCGCCGAGGGCGCCAGTTTGTGAGGCTACGCCCATCCCAACGCTAGCTACGGTTGCTACCGTACCTGCGACTACGGCTGCTGTTGCGGCACACATACGATCCTCCTATATATCGAAGAAGGCAACGAAGACCATTCGGCCTTCTGTTGGGTTACTTCCGAACCCGCCTACAGGCTTAGAGGCATGAAAGAATTGGGTGGACATAACGATTGCCCGGTTCCACTCCATATCCGCTACGCCAGTTACCCGCCACATCTCGAGATTATTGCAATCCTGCTGCCATGTATCTAGCTCCGCCTGTGTAGATGGTGTAGTCTCCATGCCCGTTTCGGCATGCTTGAGGAGCCATGTACCTGATCCTTCTGGAAACTGCCCCGGCGGATTGAGGTAAACCGTACAGGCGTACTTGGCATACGTATGATCGAGATGAACTATGCGGCGGTCATCCTCGACCTGGCGGTTCATCGTAAGGCGTAGAAACGCCAAGTTAATCTTGGCCGGGTTACGGAGCAAGTATGATAGCTTGACCTCCGCCTCGTTCTTGAACACCCATGCGGGGTCCTTACAGACGCCCTTATATGTCATCCCATCGACGGGAGATGTCTCCTCCCGGAAGCCTTTTGCGAGAGCCCAGTTACGAAGTTCCCAAGGCTCCTCGAAGAAATCATCTACTACGATATGATGTAAGTTCATTTAATGTAGTGACTCTCTAAGAGCTGAAAGCCCTTTCTCTCGAGAATGCGCTGCCACAGATCAGTGCGGCCAGAGTGGATGTGACCAACCATGACTCTAACTGCGCCCCTAGAACGAGCAACCGTATCAAATTCATCAAGCAAGCGCATCCCGTGCCCGCGGGTATCCGCTGTGACGAACCAGAACTGCTCAACTGCGACGAATGCATGGTCATTCAGATCCCGGACTATCGTCCCCCCGATCGCTCCCTTCAGAGTTTGGTTCTTCATCAATCCGATTATCAGGGCGGAGCCCTGTCGGAGCAAGCTCTTCCACGATTCGATCCAGAGTTCCGGTACAAACTTCCCGGGCATCCCCATCTCTTTCCAGAACTCCAGCCCCATCGGAGCTAGCTGCTGCAATTGTTCGGGCCGTGTAACGCCACACGTCCTCCACAAGAAGTCCGAAGAGATCGCAGTCTTCGAAGCTGCCGTTCTTCGCTCGGTAAGATCGTCTAACGATTCCTTCATGGCGGAAACCCAATCTTCTAGCCAGCTTGGCCACGACTTCCCGTGTACGGGGGACAAGCATGGATATCCGTGCGAGTCCAGCGATCTTGAACATTTCCGATAACGCGGAGTGGATGCTCTCCTCACGGCCCCGCAATTGCCTGTCGAACATAATGATGCCCAGCCAGGCATCCATGTCCGGCGTCACTCGTTCGGCATACACAAGACCGACTTCGTCTGTACCGTCCAAGACGACGAAGAACAGTGAGTCGCGTTGCATCAACCACCGTCCAAAAGATTCGATGGTTCCCCACTGCGGATGCCACGCGAGAGGGACCTGCTGGCACCTTAGCCATAACTCACGAAGGTAGTTGTCGCTCGGGACTATCAGTGGCTTCCACGTCATTGTCGTGCTCCGCACCATTGGTGCTCGCGAGGCTCTGAATTAGCTCATCTACTAGAGTTATCGCGCCTCGGGTCTGTTCGACCACAGTTAACGCATCCCGATGGGTTTCAACGAGTTGTGCGCGTCGCTGCGCCAGCGACTCTATAGAAATCTGTGCCATCCTACTCCATCCGATATGAAGATGCCTTGGGCGGTTACGGTAGCATTACCTGTTAGGGTTTCCTTAGGCAACGTACTAATCGTCGTACTGGCAGTTGCTAGTACGTAATACGCTAGGTTCTCATAGCGCTTGGCTGTCGGTAATACGTACGTACCGCCCGCGACCGTAACAAGGGACGGCGAAGCCGGTATCAGCCACCGCTGCAATCGGTCCACAAGTTGGCCAGCCCAAACTACCACGTCTTGCTGACGGGCCAGCCGGGGCAAACCAATTTGAGTTCTTTCAGGGAGTGTAGCCAGGAGGTTGATCCAAAGCCAAGTACGGACCGCCCGGCACGAACTCTTCGATGAGTCCCTGCCACCGAAATACTGGCTTAGCTGAGGTCTGTCGAATTCGGAATCGAGCTACGTTACCAGTTACTTTCCAATCCGCCAACCCGAATCCTACCGCGTTAGGAGTTATCAAGAACGTTCGCCACGATCGTCCACGATCAGTTGAGATGCCTAACTCAAACTTATCTGCATCGTTGTTGTACATGTAGATCAGCATGAGCCGCTCTACGGTTCGCTGAAGAAACGGCCCGCTAGAGTCGGGCATCATCAAGGTACTTGTAGCCATGTTGGAGTAATAGTCTTTCGTCTCCACGAAGCAGTCGATGAGTTCGCCGGTGTAGTATCCCTGAATATCCCTGCCAACGGAGATAGTAGTTTTGTCGGTTAGCCCTACTATGAGGCGCTTGGTAGCTTTGGAGGTCATGGACTGCCAAGTAGTCATGCCCCATGAGCCCCAGGATCCAACCGCGTTACCCCAGTTATTCGGGGTAACGTAGAACTCCGCATCTCCGATCGCAACGATATTCGGGAAGTAGTCGATCATCCACCGGTTCTGGAGGAAGTCGAACACGTATACGTAGGGACCTCCAAACCAGAGCCAATACTCATTCTGATCCGGGTAGATCTTCCCAAAGTAGACGTCCCGGCCCCCTACAGGATCCACCACGTTCTCGATAGTCTTGTAGATAGGGTCGCCAATAGATTGTAGCTGCGACCCGTTCCAGCCCCACACGTTACCATCGCTGCCAACGAAGAACAACATAATTCCGTTACATTCGATGGTATACGGATAGACAGTTCCGACATTCGAGGTCCGCTGGGCTACCAGGAATATCTGCGCTAGCGATCCTCCAGCGGTAAGCTCTGTCAAGCTATGCTCGCGAAGGACCACCAGCGCATTAGACAGAACTTTCATGCCCTGGATAGGCTCTTGCTCCGGCTCGTACAGATCAATGAAACCGGAACCATTACCGCTCCAATCTTCGTGATTACCGTTAACTGGATAGCGGATTCGATTCGCCCAGGACTTACCGGCTTCTGCTACGTTAGCGACCACAAGCCGGTTGTTGAAGTACTCAACGAACTTAGCGTTCGTGAATGGAGCATTAGGCACCGTATCTATAACCGAGGCACCGCCTTTCCAACGATACACTCCGCTACCATTTGTGCGACAGAAGAAGAAGCAATCCTCCCCTGTCGTCCAATCCCAGCGGCCCGAGCCAGTTAGAGCTACGCCTCCAACCTTGGTCCATTGCAGAACATCACCGGGAGCGTTGGTGCCCCACTTGTAGAACGATTGGTCCGTGAGCATCACGATCCACTTAGTGACATCGTCCATCGAGAATCGCGCGATCAGTTGGATATTCGAGTCGACTGCTGGCGCGAAGGTAGCTCGACCGGGGCCGGGACGGATCTCATTGAACCTGAACCGAACGTTGAGCAAGTTAGGGCTCACGCCTTCGGGTAAGCCATCGGCCGGCATCCCGTTATTCATCCCGCCGATCGGGATGGCGCGGCGTGCATGTTGAACTGGCACTAGGAAGTCCTACCCATCATCACGTAGCCGAACCGAGGGCTAGCGCCCAACGCAGTCGGATTGACGTTCATGACCGACTGGGAACCGTTAGTAACCGTTACCCTTAGATCTAGACCCCACCTGGAATCAACGATCGTATTGACAGACATGAAGTTCTGGTTATTAGCCCAATACTGAACCAACGGACGCCACGCAGCCGAACCGTTGTCGTACTGCTCGATAGCAAGGACCAGTCCTAATCCACCAATAGGACCCACGAACTCTAGGTAGGCCGATACCATTCCGATGGAATTAGACGGCTGTATGATCTGATGATATTGAGGATAGCCGTATCCGCCAGGATCGTCGATGACGTAGTCAAATGGAATCTCGAACCTAGTTGCTCCACTCGCTATAGCAACCTGTGCTGAATGCCACAGGATACAGGCGGTGGCCTTGGCATCTGCGGGGCTTACCCAGGCCGACCCATTGTCGTACTCCATCGACTTAAGATCGGTGTTGTAGTAGACACGACCAGCACGACCAGCAGCCGGTCGAGCTGCGAGCGTGCCACCCGGTAGCTTATGCGGGCCATCGAGATAGTGCTCGACGCCTACCGATTGTTTTGTTGCTGCGCGAGTAGCACGGATAGCGTCGTCGCCCAGGGAGACCGGATCGGTATCTTTTGGGCTGAACTCGTCGAGAGTATCAAGTCCCATACTCTACTCCTATTGTAGCTTCGCTATCCGCGTCGTCCATCTGGAACGCATCGAACCGGCGAGCCAGTTGCGTTTCGAGCATCTGCTTCTGGGACGATGCCTTGTCCCACTGCTCGAGAGCTTCCCAGCCCTTCTGGACCGCCATTGTTAGAAGGGGCTCGTCCCACTCCCGTTGTAAGATTGTATCGCTGCCCTGCTGCAACTCGGGCGGACGCATCCTATAGCGGAGAGTAAGCTGGTAATCGACGTCGGGCGTGGGATCTATTTCGATCTGATCCTGGAATCGGGTGTATCGGGCTGGGATTCCGGTAGTTCGCCAGGCTCGATCGAATTCGCTGGGATCCTTTCGTCGGAGCTTGATCTGATACATCTCGTTACGTATGTCAAGTATGAACCAGAGGTCCGGGAAGTTCGTAGAGACCTGAAAGATGTACTGTCCCGCCGGCGCAAGAAGGCCAGCGGATCTGTCGATCTCAAAGAACGTGAACCTCGGGGATAGGAGCAGTTCATAGTACGCATCGTTCAGCCAGATCAGCGTGCGAGGGGATAGGTCCGACCGATTGCCCAACCGATACGTTAGCTCCGTTAGTAGTTGATTGACGTTCATGATGCCGGAGGAGTAATCCCCGCCTTCTCACACCACGCATCTCGGCACGAGACATCGTGGAACATGAGATCAGGCACAGTTGAAGCAAGCGTTCGTCCGCCTGGAGGATTTGGCTGATTCGGGTCGATGTAGATATGCTGGATACTCACGATCAACCATCCGTTGAGATTATCAGCAGTGACATCGCAGTTGTCGCATCCGTATGAAGCTGGCATCTCGTCCTCCTAACTGAATTCCACAGCGTAGAGAGCACCGTTGCTGTCAGCCGATGTTGACAGGCCACCACCAGCCAACCAGCCCCAGAGTGAATATGTATGGGAGCCCACTGTCGAGGCGAAGAATGCGTTGATACCTGGCATGGCCTGACTCACGCTCGATGCGATCTTCATCGACGCGATAGCGGTATTGTCCATTCGCAACTGCAAGTATGCGGTCGTCGCACCACCAAACACCGAAACGAGTCCTGGGTTCGCGAGTAGAAGCACGTAGCCGCCACGGCTTACCATCGCTGGAGTAATTGCTATCTGTGTCCAGACGCTCGTAGCAGGAATCGAGAAGGAAGTGGGCATGGAAACCCACTGGAAGTTGTTGACGGTGTGTCCCACAGCAATCATGGCACGAAGGACAGACAGATCCGCTAGAGTGCAGACTGTCTTGCCATCGCTGCCGCGCACAGATAGTGACGACGCAAACGCTGGAGCACCAGCCGTAGCCGGAGCACGGTATACGGTAAGGGCATCTCCACCGCCCACATTGATCTGCCAGCTCGCCTTAGCAACATCATCGAGAGCTGCACCCGCCGCGTTAGAATTCACCCGAAGCTGCACCGCACCCGCCGCTGAGTTGAGAACCAGATATCCCTTGGCCAAACCTCCTGCTGGCGCGCTCGCTGCAAGAATATCGCCAGCCAGGCCACTAGCAGCAGCAGATACCAATGTAGTTAGCTTTGTCTGATCGATCGGAGAAAGCGCTGCGCCGACGACATTCCAAAGATTCTTTTGAGCGACAACGAGCGTCGGGTTCGGATACGTGCCAGCAAGGTCTCCGCCAGCGGCGCCATTTGGCGGAAATGCTGTGGGAGCACCAGTGATCTTAGCCCACGCAACATCGTTGATCTTCGCGCTGGTAATCGCTAGCGGAGCTACGACCGGATTCGGATACGTACTTCCCGCGAGATCGCCGCCGGCAGCACCCGACGGCGGTACTGTGACACCAGCAGCCAGCTTCGCTGCGGTAATAGTACCGTCGGGGATCTTCGAGGCTGTGATCGCTCCGTCGCTGATCTTAGCGGTTGTAACGCCGTTAGGCGCATCAGCGATATAAGCTGTAGTGACCTGCCCGGGCGTCAAGTTCGCAGGGGGCGTTGGCTGGTAGATGAGGCCCGTGCCAGTCGGATTGACTGACACGATCATGTTTGCGTTGCCCGGCGTAAGTTGAGGTGGGAACGCGGCCTGGTCCGCTGCAACTAGCCGGTCCCTCGTTACGACGCCCGGAGCGATCTTCGCGTTAGAGACTGCGGCTGCTGCGATAATTGGGTTCGGATATGAAGAGCCGGCCAGATCCCCACCAGCTGCGCCGTTAGGCGGTAGCGTTGTAGGAATAAGGCCGGCCCGTACAGTCGGATTTGGATAGGTCCCTACAAGATCACCGCCGGCTGCGCCACTCGGAGGAAGCGACGTAGGAGCTCCGGTGATCTTTGCCCAGCCTACCGAGGTAACCTTCGCATCAGTCACCGCTCCATTGGCGAGCTTAGGATTCGTGACTGATCCATCGGCTATCGGTATCACGATAGCTGGATCTAGGAGACCAGCAGTTATGGTGCCGTTCGCGATCTGTGCCGCCGTAATGGTCTTGTCCGCGATCTCCGCCGAGGTGAGCGTCTTGAGGACAATCTTGACGTTAGTGAGCGACCGGTCCTGGACCTGCGGTGGTCCGACAGAGCCGTTGTCGAGCGGCCGGTTAACCGCATCGTAGAGGACATTGAGATCATCGTCAAGCTCGCTAGCCGGCAATTCAGAATAGCCGCTCGATACCTCGTCGACGTACTGCTGATTGCCGCCGATCTTCGTAGGTCGCACGAAACTCATCACTTAACTCCCCATACGCATTGGATAGGCGTACCGGCTGAAAGCCCAACGCTAGCGGGATCGAACATGCTTACATCAACGTGTCCACCCGGATCTGCTGCGATGAAAGCCGCGGTTGCCGTCCAATCCTGATAGCGCGTTACGCCATCCGTCGACCAAATCTGGATACGCTGGCCTACCTGCATCTTGGTCCAGTCGATGTTGACCCACGCTGATCCAAAGCTAATATACAAGGTATCAGTAGGGTTTACCGGATCATTGTAGGTAGAACCAATCAAGTTTGGACCATGCGCCCACGAATCCCACGTTACGAGGTCCATTAGGATAGTTGGCGCCGGAGGCACGACGACCTCGACGGTCGGCGGTTGACCTACACGAGGCTCAGCGGTCATTCGAAATTTGCCGGTATCGAAGGATGAAGTCCCAAAGAAGAATCCGTAGTCCTGCGTGACGGTTCCTTGATCGGGGACCTGCTGCTGCGTCGGATTCGGCCTCTCGTTCTCGGGGAGCCGTAGCTGCTCCATGAAGTCAGAGGCAGCCAGTTCGTCCGCACACTTCATATCCACGAGGACCTTGTACTTATAATGGCGGACCATCTCAGTCTGGGGGAAGTCCAGACCGCAGATGGCACACTCGGCCCACGAGGACTTGGCGTATCGTGCGTATTGGCTCACGGCTATGGGATTTCAGATTGCGTGAAAACTGAATTGTCACTTCTTCTTGGTCTTGCTGGCGAATTCTTTGAGCTGCTTCTCGCTCATGCCGGTCTTCGTTTTCTTACCGGCTCTTTTACGCGCCAACTCACTTCCCATGAAGCGACGTTGCTTTGGCGTTTCGGAGGGCATCAGTCAGTCTCGCCTTCGGCCCAGTCAGGACCAGAACGACGCTCCTGCATGATTAGAGTTCCAGCTCCACCTGTGGTAGCTACTTGATACCAAGGTGAAACCGGGCACTTCGTTGGATCAATACTGGTGACCTGGCCAACAGGAGCCGTCTGAGCGACTGGCGTACTCCACGGTCCCGTTGGACTCAGGCCACCAGCTATCGTTGCAGTCCCGGCTGCCATGAACAGCGAAACCGGAACCGCTGACCGTCCGTCAACCGTTGCAGTGGCGCCCGAGTTCAGCTTGATTCTATATTGGTGGAGCATGGTTATCTCCTAACTGAGCGCGTACGTCATCCAGTTGGCAGCAACGTCGAACTTCGGTGTATTCGTAGCGTCGATGTACAACGCTATCGCGGTCTTGTGATCGCCACTGAGCAGGATGATCGCCCCCGACTTGCCCGCGGATTCGACCACGAGAGCCTCACTGTCGTCGTCGTAACCGAAGACAGTCCTGCCATCCCGGCGGTTGCCCAAGGAGCCTGAGCCGGCTGGGATCGTCAGAGCCATGTGATTGGTTGGATCGCCAGCCGCCCACGCGACCTCGTCACCATAGCAGAGTTGAGGCGTCGCGCCTTCTGTGATGTAGAAGTACATGATCTTCGAGCTAGCGGAGTACATGATCCCAAAGGCTGGCAGGTTCGCGTTGTTCGCGGTGAACTTGGGACCACAGACCTTCACGGAGCTCGAGACTCGATCGGAGCCTAGAACCGTTACGCCTCGAACCCCGCTAGGATCCCACGGAGATGTGGGAATAGCGGTGCCGATCGCGACGCCAGTACCGGGGCTTGTCATGACCTCGGTGACACCACCGATCCGGGGGGTAACGGTAGTGGTGCCATCGAGGTAGATGTAGTATTCGGCGGGGTTATTCGGCGAAGGGCCGGCGGGACTAGGACCCCCACCCCGGCCCATCACCAACACCCCGCAGGTGGACAGCTTCGACTGGATCCCGATTGCGCTAACTGCGCGCTCGGAACCCAGAGCTGTCACCTTGCGAGGATACTTGATCATCAGACCCCTCCGGACGACCCGTAGAGGTTGCGCCACTCCGAGCAGCCGGCGCTGAGACGCTGCGTGCACTTGAACTTCGCATCGCCAGTGTCGAAGTCGTCGCCGTTCTGCAGGGTGATCTGCCGACGGTTGAACATGACGAGTCCGTCCTCGGAGTCCTTGTCGCTGATGACCCACCATGCGTCCGGATCGGTGAGGTACCGCGACCAGATCGGCGTGAGCCGACCCTTGAGCGGGTTGACCTCGTTGTTCGCGGTGAACGGCCGGTACTCGGACTCGAGCAGCTCGGTCACGAGGAACAGGTCGCTCGGATGGAACAGGAGGGTTCGCGGCTCGACATCGACGGGTAGCCGCTGATCGTCGACCATCGTGTTGAAGTTCAGGATCGCCGCCTCGAGTGCCGCGTAGCTGATATCGACATCGTTGGTCGGCCGGTTCGCCAACACGCCACCTCCAAGGAGGTTGTGCGTGGTGGAGACGAGAGGCTGGAGGACGCCCTTCTTCGGGAAGCCGTACTCCGTGGTGAAGGAGTTGTTCACCACATTGAAACAGAGGACTTCCCGAGCGACGAGAGCGGAACGCTTGAGAGCGCGCCCGTTCTTTTTGATCACGTCGTACAGGTCGTCTTCGAGCATCTCCTCCGAAGCCCGGAAGCCCTGACCGAAGGTCAGGTGAGTGAACCGCTTCGGTTCACCCTGGATCATGTCCTGGTAGATGATCGGAGTGCCCTGAGGCTTGAGGGGCTGGACGCCGAGGGCAGCGACTTCCAGGTTTTCCTCCCACGCGCGGGACGAGGTCTCGACCTTGAAGATCCTCTCGTACTCGGTTGGCGCGTCCTTCTTGTACAGGAAGAACACGTTTCGCACGCCGGGGACGAGTAGCCTACTGAATGCACCAGTTACGGCTGCCATCAGGCGCCTCCACTCGGAGTCCGAGTAGACGCAGCCATCTTGAAGTAGACGGTCTGGAGCTGCGCTAGCGGGCTATACGGGCCAATGCCCGTGATGATGCAGGTGCCGGTGGTGCCCTGCGAAGTATTGTCGACGATCCACCCCAGGGTGCCGTCCTTCACGAGATTGTAGGTGTCACCGACAATCGTGTCGGTCTTCTGTGCACCCTTCATCACGCTCTGTAGCGTAATGTCGTCGTTGTTCATCAATACGATGACCTTGTTTGCCGGGTCACGTACCGTGTAGAGATGCCCGTTCTCCTGGGCAAAGCCCAAGAAGGGACCGGCTGCTGCCGCTTCCGCTGCACCTGTCGCCAAAGCGAAGGTCAACGGAGCCCCCACCTCGAACGATTGAGTGATCGCCTCCATGAAGCTTGCTAGAAGAGGCGGTCCCCCAGTCGTCGACTGAGCTACTTGAAGCATAGCTTAGCCTTTCTTACTGGATGAAGTTGATTCGTTGAATTGGCTTTCGGTCATCTGTCCACTGTAAGAGCCCTTGCCCTCTTCCTGGAACGCTCGGCCTTGCACTTCACCCTTGAATTGGTCGAACACGGCTCTCATCGAGCGCCGCTCTTGCAAAAGCTCGTTGCGCTTCACGATTCGTGCGTGCCTTTCGAGCGGAATCCGAGCGAGGACCACATCGCTGAACCGACGAGTCGTATCCAGCTGTGCTCCGCGCTTTATTGGCGTAGTTTCGGTGATGACGAGCTGCTCCTCGTCCTTATCGCCAACGATTTCGTAGCCCTGGGACTTTTTGACGGCCAAATTCCGCTCGTTGATGTTGAGGAAGCGGTATTTGTAGCCCGGCTTCGGGTTTTTGACCTCGAACGGCTTGAATTGCTCTTGATCCAGCTCATCCAGGGTCAGTTCGACGCCCATTAGAATGGCTCCTCTTCGGTTTCGCCCCTCTCAGCGGGAGTTTTGCTCTTGACCCACTCCTCTTCGGTCATTCCGAAGCCCTTTGCGAACGCCTTTTCCGTTTCGGTGAGGCGAACCCGGCGACCGGAACCGTTCGAACCGCCAACCAGGGTGCCACGACCCTCCAGTTGGGACCGCTTCTCGGCCTCCTCCTTGGCTTTCATGCCCTTCTCGACCAACTTATCGACGTGTTTGCCCCGAATGTAATTGAGACCTTCCTCCCAGGAGCCCGGCTTGGCCTTCGTGGACATCGACATCGGCTGCATGAAGGCGTCGATCTCCTTGCCGAACTCCTGCCAGTCGTCCTTGTTACGATCTATGAAGGCTTGACGGATGATCTTCGCTTGGGTGTCGAGATGCTCATGAAGAACAGGACCCATCCGAGCAGCGAAGTGTCGATCGAGAAGCCCGACGGGATTTTCCTTGAACTCTTGGATGAGCTCTTCTGCCGAGGCGAGCTGCTCGGCCGGCGGGGTGTTCGCGGCTTCGGCATTTTGGCCCATCCTCGATACCAGATCGACCAGGTATCGCTTGGCCTGATCCGCGTCCGCCGCATGTGCGGTGGCCCGAGCCTCGGCCTGTTCGGCCCGCGCCTTTAGCGCGGAGGTATCTTCGGCTGCCGGCTGCGCCGGTTCAGCTGTCGTAGTCGCCGGCGTCGTGTCGTCTGGCATCTTCAGTCTCCACTATTTCGGTTGCCACATCTTGTTTGAGCTCGAGTAACTGATCTATTACTCGTATACCAGCTCGAGTTTCGATAAATTGCTCCCAGTTATCAGACTCCAGGAGCTCCCCCATTGCCGCCTCCCGGAGGGAGCATAGGCGGTCCAGCAGCGCCTGGACCACCGGGCCCTGGAGGGCCTCCCATAGCTCCCGGAGGTCCTTGAATCCCTCCATTTGGTCCTCCTGGCATTCCAGGTTGTTGTTGCGGTGGTTGGAACGACTGCATCAGATCCGGTATATCTACCGGCGGCTGATCGAAGGTCATCATGGTTCGCTTGACAAGCTCAGTGAGCGATTCCATGTATTTGGCGGTATAGTCTTTGACCTGCGGCGGGATCTGTGGATTCGCGAGGAGCATGGCGGCCTGCTGACCGGCTTGCAAGTTTTGAGTTAGCATCTGGAGCAACTGAAGCAAACCAGCTTGCTCGACCTGCTTGTTGATCGTGGCGCTCGAGGCGGTAAGGGAGAAGCCTAGCATGTTTGAGATGATCTCATCGGGCATGTCGAACGCAAACTCAGTCATTGCTCCCTGCGGACCTTGCGTAACATACGAGAGCCCTTTGGGACGGTATTGGTGGTTAAGTTCGAATAGCATTCGACCAATTGCTCCGTAAGACTCACGCATGTCTCTAACATTGAGATCGAATCGTCGATTACCTTCCTGGATGATCGCAAGAGTTCCAGTTGCCGTCGCACGGTCGCCGATAGCTGACGATTCTCGTCCAAGAGAATAATCGCTAATTCCTGAGCGTCTTTCGGCATAGGCCATCACCGAGACTTCGAGCTGTCTCATGCTGTTGTAGACTTCGCCCATCTGCATCACTTTGATGTCAGATTCGGGGTTAGGAGTAGTCAACATTCTGCCAGGCCAGATGCGCGTGTCAGCCTTGACTACTCCTCGCTTTCCGAGGAACCAACGAGTGTTGGCGAGAGTCGCGTTGTCAAGTTGCTGGCAGTGGATCGTAGAGACCTCATCCTGCATGAACTTGAGCTGATCGACGATGCCGTATCCCTCGGACTTCGATCCCCGAAGTTCGACGAAGCGTGTTTTCACATAAGGCACCCCTCCTGTAAAGAGCGGGTTATAGATGCACCTCATGATCGTCTTGGTTGGCCGGTGATATGTGACGACGATGGAAACCGGAGGCTTTCTCGGGCCTTCGAGGGGAAACTGGAGCCACAGTTCGTAAAAGCGATTCAGCTTTACGCGGAACGCGTTCTCATAGTTCTTGGTCTGGTTCAGACGCTCTTGCGGATTCTCCTTGGAATCGATGACGGTCTCGACATCTTTGTAAACTCCGTCGAGGTACTTCATGCGGAGCGTACCATCGGTAGCGTCGATAACCTGGCCCATCCATTCGGCATCAAACGGATTATCTACCCCGACCTGTGTTAGCATCTGGGATATCGGGATGTAGTAGACGTTAGGCTTCTTGGTCGTTATGTCGTAATAGCTGTGGTCTTGCGGGTTCCAAACCCGGCGCGATTGAACGTCCCAGATGATTTTGAGCCACGACCAGCCTAGCTGGACCGTTTCAATAGCGTTAGATTTGACCGCGGTGTACATATCGAATTCCGTTTGCCGGGACCATTCCATCTGGCCCTCAACTGACTTCGAGATGTCGGCCATGCGCGGATTGATAGCACGCACGGACCAAAAGGGCTGTACACCGAAGATAGTGTTAACGATCCTGGCGACAATTGAGTCGACGGTAATTCCGATAGAAGGAATGACGAGGTTAGCTGCGCCGCGCCAGGGGAAGGTCTTGATCTTCGTTTTCGGTTCCGCCTTGTAGAACCTATCACACTCGTCCACCCTATCGAGAAGTTTGTCATTCTCGATTAGAGCCTCCTCGAGTTCCGGATCAATGTACGCTTGTAGGCGCTTGACCTGCTCGGAGGTCAAACTAACGTCGATGCCAGGAGAAGCTTCCATCAGCTCACCCTCCCCAACCAGCGAGGGAATAGGCCGGGGGCGGCCTTTTCTTTGAAGATCAGAGAGGGTGAGTTCATCGAACCTTCGAGGGCCGGGTGATTTTAGGAGTTAGGACCTTGCCAGTCGAGCTGACTGTTGACTTGTACTTGGTAGCCATATGTGGCGCAGCCAGCTTGGCCTTCTTACCTTCGGGCCATCCCTTTCGACCTTTCATATACGGTTTGTCTCCATTGAAGATCTGCAGATGGCTCCAGGACTGGTAACATCGCAGCTTGCCAGCCCTGGAGCAGCACCGAATTCTGACGCTACTTCCCACTTTCCTTGGGGATCTTGACAGGACCCGGCTTACCCTTTCGCTTCTTGCCGACAGCGCCCGCTGGCATCACGAGGCCTTGGCCACCGGAGGTGGCTTCGCTGCCTCGAGGAGCGCCTTGAAGTCGGGCTTATCCTTGGGTGGGTGCTCCATCTTGCCGAGCTTCGCCTCGATCTTCCCGATCGCCTCCGCGAAGTCCTTCGGCGGATCCTCGACCTCGGGGAGCGGGTGGA